AAGAAAAACTGTCATGGATTGGGGACTGGACGGTTTCGTTAAATTCCTCATCAAGTGTGAAGTTGATATAAAAGTCCATCATCTGAAGATAACGATTGACTTGCTGATTTATCAGCGGTAGATACTTCTTAATGATTTTGGATTTAACTCCACCGTCTTTTAATAATCCGTATGTAAAATCGTAATACTGGATTGTGTCCTTGTTTTTAGAAAGTTCGTCGTATGTAGTTTTTAGATTCTCCTTGAAAGAAGTTAACTTTTCATGTTCAGCATTTCTGTTTGCAAGTTGATCGGTAATTCTTTGAATTTCCGATTCCAAATCTCTGATTTGTTTTTGACAACCAGCGATTTTAGTATTGTTTTTAGAAATGCCATTATTGAGGGTTAAGATCTCCTTTGATAGAACAGTAAATTGACGCTCTCGCTCCTCCTCCTTATTAATTGCCTGCTCCAGTTCTTTATAACCGGATTGCAACTCCTTTGCTTTACTTTGAGCGTCTTCAATCTTATTTATTCTAAAGGTCTCTTCAATGGGTTGTGTACAAGTAGGGCAGACCGTATTTTGTGTGAAAAATTTATGTTCCTTAGTAATGGTTGATACTTTGTTAGAAATCTTACCTTTTAAATTACCAAGAGTACGAAGTTTTTCATTTGCTCCAGAAAAATATTCTAGTTGATTTTGTATTTCTACAAGTTCTTTATTCTTACCTTCGTTCGCCCCAAGTAAATTATTTTCTTCTACAAGAAGTTGTCCAATTTTTGTTTCTTTATTCTTAACATCTTCCTTACCACGATTTTCAAGTTTACCTATAAAGTTCTCTTGCATTTGAACTTTTTCAAGTAAAGATTCTTTCTTTAACTCATGAACTTTAATATCTTCTTTTATAGAACGAATCTTATCTTTAATCACATTATTCATTGTAGAAAAAATACGTATATCTAAAAGATCTTCAATAACTTCTCTACGATTAGATGCAGACAGTTGCATAAATGGAACAAATGTGCTGCTACCCAAAATTACAATTTGAGTAAAAGATTTATAGTTCATCTTCAATACATTTTGTTCAAACCATTTTTGCTGATCATTAGCAGATGCACTTTGATCTAGCAATTCATTATCTCTCCAAATTTTAAATATATTTGGTTTTATACCCCTAACAGTTTTCCATTCAACATTACCTATAGAAAATTCAACTTCAACAACACAATCTTTTTCATTGGTTGAATTAATTAACTGTGGTTTATTAATTTTACGAAACGGTTTTCCAAACAAAGAAAATGTAAGGGCATCTAAAATAGTAGACTTGCCTGCACCATTAGTCCCAATAATTAAATTTGTATTATTTTCAGTAAGACCAACTTCAGTAAATTGATTTCCAGTAGAAAGAAAATTTTTCCATCTAATAGTTTTAAATAAAATCATTCTTAGTATCGGGGGGAATCACAATATCATTGGGAGTAATAATTGTGTAACTATAATTATGCATTACACAAGCTTCAAGCATAGCATCATCATCAACTTCGATAACGTGCATTTCTGGACTACCAGATTCTTCTAGCATCATAGCATATCGTGAAGCATCATCCTCTTCTTCAAAAATATAAAGTATATCTGTTCCATCGTTGTTAGCAACAGAATATGCTCCTTCAGTTTCTTTTCCTAAAATTGTTAAAATATACATTACACCATCTCACATGCCTCTTGATAGGTATTTCTAATAATATTTTGTATCTTTGATTTATCAAGAGTTATTTCTGCCTCTTGAATGTATCTATCCAAAATAGAAAGTGTATCTTCAGATTCCATAGCAGAAAACTCTTTATCATCGTACCATCCACTAAAATCATAGTTCTCTACAATTTTAAGTTCAGCAACACCTATGGAATAAAGTTTATCAATAACTTTTTCAAACTCTTTGATCCTTGGTTTACTTCTGACAATAACTTTTACAATTTTATTTTCATATGGGGTAACATCCACCATCTGATGAGACTCATCATTATAATACAAATTATAAAAAATTCTATGTGGATTATTAATTGGTGTTAATTCTCTAGTATCTGTATCAAAAATGTGAAAACCTCTAGGATCATTTACATCACTCCAAAACATTTCATAGGGATTTCCAAGATATGAAATTTTACCATCAGAAGAACGTGTATGATAATGTCCACTAAAAACCGTAGAGAACTTAGAGAATACTTCTTTATCCATACCATGATCCATGACCATGTGTTTATGTGCCCTAAATCCATTGAGTTCAAGATGACCCATAGCACAGTCATACTTAGTATTGCTAAGTACTTTTAAAGTTTTCTTTTCGTTTTCATTGTTAATCCAAGGAACAAATACTACTCCAAGATTATTAAGTTTAACTTCTGTTGGTTCAGAATATATAATAACATTTTTATATTCGCGAAGTAGTAAATCAACCGCATTAACATTATTAGTGTTTTTATAGTATGCAGTATGATTGCCAACAATAGTATGAACAGTAACTCCCATATCCTGGAGTCTATCATAGTAATTATTTTTTGCCCAAGAAAGTGCAGAAAAATCAATACCCTTACGACTATCAAATGTATCACCCATATCTACAATAGTAGTAATGCCCTCTTCCTCAAGAGTGGGGAAGAAGACATCATTGTAGAACTTTAGAAAATAGTCGTGAAACAGTTTAGAGTTCTTACGGGCACCAAAGTGCTGATCGGTAATGATCGCAATTCTCATTGATAACGAAGTTTACTATGGACAGCATCCTTGATGCTATTATAATCGCTGTAGTTGGATCCGTCAAGGGTATTGTTATCGTCAAAGACTTCACTGTACTCTGACCGCTCAATGATTTTATTTTTAATGTCTAGTTGTCTTTTCTCTCGCTGAATACGACGAAGAAAAGCATAATGAATAATCTGAGTGAAATACGCAAAAGGATTCTGGGATTTCTCTGGGTTAAAATTATGTATATACTGAACACAGTTTTCAATTCCGTCAGAGATCATGTCCTCTTTGAACATGTAATTAACGAAGTTTGGTTTAAATGACAGATGGTTTGCAATCTTTAAAAAACACTCCCCAATGTAGCGTGGAATAGGAGGTTTAGTATCCCATCTCTGTGCCCTATCCTGTTTAGTGGGTTCTCTTTTATACTTAACAATAAAAGTTCTCTCAACTTCACTTCGATACTCAATAAGTGCTGCAAGGAATTCTTTGTTGTTAACGTAGTGCTCTGACCTTTTCCTCTTGGCCATTGTAGTACCTACCATAAGTTTTTATCATAATATGTATATATTATATCATCAATACAAACACTTGACAAGTATCCAAACCATGTGTAGAATACCTTTGTTGGGTTTGAAGAGACAGCTATAGTTTACTTAGATTCTTTAGGATCTTTATTAGAATTGTTATATATTTTTTCTAGGATTTCTTTTGCATCTCTTACATTAGAAAGATATCCCATTTTTCTATCTATTTTAGAAGATCCATTGTTAGTATTTTTAGTGTCACCTGTTCTAACATAATCTTGATACATCATTATAATTTCAATATCAGAAGACTCAGATATAGTAAGCACATCATCTAATTTAATCATAAACATATCTTCAGATGTAGTCTTTAACCAAGGTTCTATTTTATAACCTACTATAGTATCTGTTTTAGATTTAATTTCTTTAACAATAATAGGATTAGAAACTATTAGAATAGTTCTATCTTCTTCTTCAGAAGCTGCTACTTTAGCAAATATTTCTTCTCCACATTTAAGTTTAATAGTTGCGTAAAAATCTTCTTCTATCATATTCCTCCATTAAGTTGGATTGTAATAATTTCATAATTAAATTTTTCTTCATTATATTGTTTAATTCGTTCTATAAAATGATTAAGTGTATAGTTCCTTCTTGTGGTAGTTGAACAATCATCGGAAATATCATATAAAGTTGCCTTTACCTTGTTTTTTCCTTTTCTAAGAACTCGTCCAATGCTTTGAAGATTTCTAATTCTGGATTTACTAGGTGAGGCGAAGATAACATTATGGAGATTTTTAATATTGATACCTGTAGAGAAAGTTCCATAAGATGCAACAATGATTGCGTTATTTTCTCGTTCAGTTATTTCTCTTACTAATTCTCTCTGTTCTGTATCAACTCCGCCATGAACAAAAAATACTTTTTGGTTATCTTTCTTTTGATTATTTATCTTGTCAAAAAGTACCTGACCATGTGCTTCTACTCTTGCAAATAAGACAAGAGTATTACCTTTCATATCTAATGAAAGATTAGTAATAA